GACGGCCGCCCCGCCCTGGAGTCCGCCATCACCCCCAAGAACAACGGGCCGTCGCTCAGTCCTTTCGTGAAGGTTGCGGCCCGCTAGCACCCCGCCCACCCAGCGCAGTAACGCCCGCTGGGTGGGTCATCCAATACGGCAATGAACCCCCGTAAGGAGGGGACCACCTCATGACCAGACTTGCCCTCGGGCGCGAGATCAACGCAGTGCCGATCGCCGACGCCGTCTACGTCAACGTGCGCGACGCCGGCGGTGTCGTGTTCCTCTGCTACCTGGCCGCCGCCGCCGGTGACACCTACACCCTCACCGAAGCGAAGACCGCCGCGGGCGGTAGCGCCCAGGCGTTGGCGACGATCGACCGGTACTACACGAACACCGGCACCGGGGTCGACGCCTGGGCGGAACGCACCCAGTCCGCCGCCTCGACCGTCGTCACGGCCGCTGCGGCGACGCAGAACTGCATGGTCGTCGAGGTCGAGGCCGCCGAGCTGTCCGACGGGTACAAGTTCCTGAAGCTCGCCTCGACCGGCGCCGGGCTCGTCACCGCGATCACGAAGGATCTGCGGACGCAGCGTGCCCCGCAGAACCTGCCGGCGTTGGGGGTCTGAGCGATGACCACCATGCAGTCCGGCAGCTCGCTCCGCACGATCGGGTTCGGTACCCGCGTCGAGCGGGCCACCGCCACCCTGCCGGCCACAGCGACCGGCAGCCTGTTCACCGTTGCGGGTGGCCGGGTCCTGATCACGAACATCGTCGGCGAGGTCACCACCTCGATCCAGGCGCAGGCCAACGCCATCAAGCTGGTCGCCACCCCCACCGTCGGTACGGTCAACGACCTCTGCGCCACGGTCGAGAGCAACGGCCTGGCTCTCGGTGGGCTGTTGTCCATCACGGGCCTGGCCGCCGACGTCATGGTCAAGTCGACGGGTGGCGGCATCTCGGGTCTCCGGAACCCGGTCGTCGTCGCGACCGGTGCGATCGGCCTGAACACGGCGGCCACGAACACCGGGTCGGTCAAGTGGGTGGTCACTTACGTCCCGCTCGATGACGGCGCCACCGTGGTCGCGGCGTGACCTGCGACTACGTGGTCGAGCGGGCTGCGGCCAACCTGCCGCAGTCCGCACAGTCAGCGATCTTCACGGTCAGTGGCGGCCGTGTTCTTCTCTTGGCCTTGGTTCCCGAGGTCACCACGCCCATCCAGAACCAGACCAACGCCACGAGCATCTACATCAACCCCACCGTGGGTTCAGACGTTCAGATCTGGAGCCTGGACAGCATCGAAGACCGAGCTGCCGGCGTGATGTTCGGGCTCCACTGGAACGGATCGGGGTCGACGCTGTTCGAGGTCACCGTCGACCCGTTCCCACCGGCACCCATCATCGTCCCGGCGGGTGCGATCGACCTGAGCTGCGCCGCGTCGAGTACTGGTCAGCTCAAGTGGCTGCTGATCTACCAGCCGCTCGATCCCGGAGCGAAGGTCACGGCGGCCTGACCCCATGTTGTGGGTGTGCGAGAACCCCGAGTGCCGGACCTTGTACGCGGTCGGGCTGTACGGGGGTTGCCCGCATTGCGGTCACCCTGACTTCCACGAGTTCGGCACGAAGCCTGAGGACGAGGAGCATCCGATGTCACCGAAGATCCGCCGGGCTGGTTGGGCCTCGGCCGAGGACGCGTCTGCGAGGGCGCCAGAGGGAGGGGTGCTGCAGGTTGTCGAGGAGCCTGCGGTGCCCGCTCCCAACGAGGAGGGGGCCAGCGATGCCGGCACCGAGGCGACCGGGGAGCCTGCTGCGGCGGGTGAGGCTGCGGGGGCTGCGGGGGCTGCCGGCGCAGAACCCGTGGGCACCGAAGGTGAAGACAGTGGGCGACCTGCCGTCGGCGCAGCGAAAGGTGAGCACGCCCGCTACGCCGCCGCCCGCTACGGGCATGACGAGGCGTGGTGGGACGACGAGTACACGAAGCGGGGCCTGATCGACGTTCTCGACCGGCTCGACGGCGGCGGCGCCATCGTCTCCCCCGACGGGTCGATCATCGACGCCGAGGCGCCAGCCGACCCGAGCGCCGACGAGGCCAGCGACGGCAGCGGCACCGTCGTCTCGGATGTCGACGACGACAGCGTGGTCGAAGAACTGCCCGAGGTCGAAGACCGCATCGACGACGCGGACTGAGGCCCAGGCCATGGCGAAGGTCTCCCGGGACGGCGGATCAAGCCAGCGCGGCGTCACCCGCCAGAACGAGACACTGACCCTGGCCGGGACCGATGTCCGCCTGGCCGGTTCGGACTCGGACCTCATCGTCGACGGTGTCATCAACGCTCCGGCCATCCGCATCAACGGCCGCGACCTGGTAGCACCGGCCCGCCTCGAAACTCTCGAACATCAGCCCGGCATCAACCGGTGGCGCCAGAAGCTCGCCGTGTCCCGGTCCGGTGGCAGCGGAGCGCTGTCGGCGATCATCCTCGTGGTCGGCGACTCCCGGGTCCGGTCGAGCGCCTCCAAGTACCGTCTCGCATGGATCGACCGGCTCCGCACCCGGTTCCTTGGTGCCGCACCCGGCTCCTATGGGTTTCTGCCCGCATCCGAAGGCGGCTTCTCCGGAGTCACGGACGGCGACTGGCCTGGTGGCGACAACCCTTGGACCTACGCCGGCGGTGTGAGCGGCAGCGTCGCCAACGGGCTCGGGTTCCATGCGGCCACCATCCCCTCCGGCGGCGGCTCGGCGACCATCACCTACTTCGGTGACAAGGTCACCGTCTTCTACGTCAAGACACCAGGCGGCCCCACCGCAGCCACCGTCACCCTCGACGGCACCTCTGTCGGTCCCCTCAACGCCCGGGCCACCCAAGCCCCAGGCCAGAACGTCCAATACGACGGCGGCGCCTACGGGTTCCACACTCTCGTCGTCACCCCCAACGACGGGCCCCTCGTCATCGAAGGCGTCCAATGGTTCGACGGCGACTCACCGTTCTTCGTGGTCGGTTCCGTCCAAATGTTCGAGGCCGCCCATGCCGGGTTCGGGGCCAAGGACTGGAACACAGCGAACAACGACTGGTCAGCGATGCTCACCGGCGCCGACGGGTTCTTCGGGATGGGCCTCACCATCCTCGACGTCAACGACATCGCCGCCGGCCGCACCCCCACCCAGTTCCGTGACGACCTCCTCGCGATCGTCAACCGGGTCGACGCCCGCCTCGGCACCACCAGCCTCTCCTGGCTGTTCTGTTGCCTGCCCACCTCGGTCGACACGACCGCCCACGTCGCAGCGATGCGTGACGCCGCCAAACTCGTCGGCCTCAGCCGGGCCTCAGTGTTCGACATGGCCGCCCTCCGGCCCGGCCGTGCCTGGGGCACCGACCTATCAAGCGACGGATCCCACGGCAACGACGCCGCCCACATCTGGGCGCCGACCAGCTCGGCCAAGTCCTCGACCCCACACCCACGACCAACAACCCGGTCACCCCCAAACGCTTCACGATCGATGCGTCAACCCCCACCGACGGTCGCCTCGCATGGACCGCCGCGGTCACCCCGATCGCCGGCACCACCCTCGCGTACGACGAGGCCACCGCCTCCGCGCTCCGCGAACGCCGCCACCGGGTCTGGCTCGACCCCGGCACCTACCAGGCTGTGCTGTCCGCCGAGCACGCGACCGGCCGCGGCATCCTCGAAGTCCTGATCGGCCGCTGGGTCTCGAACACCCCGACCCTGACGTCGTGCGGCACGGTCGACACCTCCACGCCGGCCGGTCCCGCCGTGACTACCACAGTGCTTGGCACGACCGTCACCACCGACATTGGGGGCTGGCATCCCGTGGTGATCCGCAAAACGAACCAGGCCAACGTCGGCCGCTTCGTCCAGCTCGTCATCAACAAGACGGCCTGATGAGCTGGCGCCAGCTGCTCGACATCGCCCACGAGGCCGCACAGCTCGCCGCGGATGAACGGGCCCGTCCACGCCAGGCGTGCCCCCGCTGCGGGGAACCCCTCGAAGCCGGACCCCGCGGCGAGCTTCACTGCCGGTTCGACGGGTACACGACCGACGGCAACGCACCCGGCTAGCGCACCCGGCTAGCGCGCGCCAGCCCGGCCGTACGTTCCGCACATGCCTGACCAGGACGACATGAAGGTGGAGGCGTACGGGACGTTCACCCCGGCGCCCGACACCGTGCCCGGCCCGGAGACCGTCGATTCTGATGACGGCGATCAGGGTCCCGGCGACGAGGACTAGTTGTGGCCCTCGCCTATGACGCCAGCATCCGCAACGCCCAGGTCGACGCGATCACGACGCGGGCTGGTGCTTCGGCGCTGTTGCGCATCTACGACGGCACCCGGCCGGCGACCGGTGGCACCGCGACCACGAAGCTCGCCGAGCTGACCTGCAACGCCACGTTCGCCCCGGGTGCGTCGGGTGGGGTGCTGACCCTGAATGCCATAGCGTCGGACACGTCGGCTGACGCCACCGGGACAGCGACCTGGTTCCGGATCGTGAAGTCCGACGGCACCACGTTCGTGATGGACGGCAACGTCGGCACCTCCGGGTCGGACATGAACTTCAACAGCGTGTCGTTCACGGCGGCCGGCAGCGTCGCCGTCAGCAGCTTCACCATCACCGCCGGCAACGCATAGGCCCGGTGTAGGCGGCCATGACGGCCCCCACCGTCGCCCAGACGGCCTCCACGCTCATCACCACCGGGGCGACGACCCACGCCGTCAACCTCCCGACCGGCGGCGCAGGCCGGGTCGCTGTGGTCGTGGGCGTCGGCCGCAACATGGCGACACCAGGCGTCGGATGGCCGGACGGCACCTGGAACGAACGGGCGGATGTCCAAGTCCTGACCCCCACCGGCGAGGGCCTGGCGGTCGCATACAAGGACTACGCCAGCGCGCCCCCGTCCACGATCAACATCACCACGACCAACACCACCCGGTGCATCGCCTACGCCTTCCGGTGCACCGGCTACGACGCAGCATCCGTGATCGAGGTCGCGACCACCCTCAGTACCAGCGACCCCCCGAGCCTCGCCCCGTCCTGGGGCAGCGACGACTGCGTGGTCATCACCGCTTGCGTGCAGGACGCCGACTACGACGCCGCCAACGCTGCCTGGCCGTACGCCTCCAACCAGCTGCGGGCCAACACCGGGATCAGCTGGCTGGGGGTCTGCTCGACGACCGCCACCGCCAGCAGCTTCGACCCTTCGACGTGGTCCGCCGCCGAGCAGTCCTTTGCCGTGGCCACGATCGCCGTGCGAGGAGTGTCGGCGGCCTCGTTCACCGGCACCGTCGCCGTAACCCAGGCTGCGCAGACCAGCGCCGCCACGGGACAGATGGGCTACAGCGCGACGAGCGCCACCACCCAAGCCCCGCAAACCGCTGCAGCCTCAGGCCAACTCGGCTACTCCGCCACCAGCACCACCACCCAGGCGAACCAGGCACCGGCGGCGTCGGGCACCTTCACCCCGGGCGCCATCACCGGGTCAGTCGCCGTCACCCAGGCGTCGCAGACTGCCAGCGCGGCGGGCCAGCTCGGGTACACAGGGACCGCTGGCCCAACACAAGCGGCGCAGACAGCGGCCGGCAGCGGTCAGCTCGGCTACAGCGGCACCGCAGCGCCGATACAGGCCGCCCAGGTCGCAGCGGCCGCCGGGCAACTCGGCTACACGGGATCGGCCGCCCTCACCCAGCAGACCCAGACATCCGCGGCATCCGGGACAGCGGCGGGGCCCGGAGCGTTCGCCGGGACAGCGGCCGTCACCCAGGCCAACCAGACCGGGGCCGCTACCGGGACGCTCGGCTACACCGGGGCTGTCTCGACGGCCCAGACCGCCCAGACCGCGGCTGCTGTGGGTCAGCTCGGAGTATCCGGCACCGTCACCGCCCTACAAGCCGCCCAGACCGCCGCAGCGACCGGTTGGCTGCCCGTCAGCGCTTCGGTTGCGGTAACCCAAGCCGACCAGACCGCCGCCGCCACAGGCGTCGTCTCAGTGTTCTCGTACGCCCACCTCGACGGCACCCCAGGCCCGTGGCCCGGCGGCTCGCTCGACGACACCGCCCGCTCGACAGCAGCCGGCCAGATCGTCACCCGCTGACCGCGCGCCACCGCCCTCGTACCTTGCGCGTGACCTGATCCCGTGGCCTGAGGGCCACTGGCACCTGAAAGCGAGTGCGAGGGAATGGGTGTTTGGCTCTGCGATCTAGATGACGTCAAGCGCGCTATCGACGTGCGCCTCACGGCGCGCATGGATGCGCAGATCGCCCGCGCCATCGACGCCGCCTCCGACGGCATCCCGGAGCTCCTGCACCGCGACTTCGCCCCAGTCACCGCGGTCCGCGAGTTCGACTGGCCGAACTTCAGTTACGCCCGCCCGTGGCGCCTCTGGCTCGACCGCAACGAGATGATCTCCGTCAGCAGCGTGGTGTCCGGTGGCGTCACCCTCGACCCCGGCACCTACTTCCTGCGCCGGTCCGACGACCTCGACGAACCGCCGTACGACCAGCTGCAGATCGATCTCGCCGGCCCCGGGTCATTCAACGCCGGCAGCAGCTACCAGCGGTCGCTCGCCATCGGCGGCTTGTACGCCGGGTGCCGCAACGACGAGATGTTGGTCGGGGCGCTCACCGGTCCGATGGGCACGACCGGCTCGGCGGGGATCACGATGTCACCCACCGTCGGCGTCGGCGCTGTCCTACGCATCGGCACAGAGCGCATGGTCGTTACCGCGAAGACGATGGTCGACTCCGGCCAGAACCTCGCGGGGCCCGGCCTCGCCGCCTCATCCAGTGACGTCACGGTCCCCGTCACCGACGGCACCGCGTACGAAGTCGACGAGGTCGTGTTGTTAGGTGCCGAACGGATGCTGGTCGTCGACATCGCCGGCAACAACCTGATCGTGACCCGCGGCTACGACGGCACCGTCCTCGCCCCGCACCTCACCGGCGTCGACATCTATGCGTCCGCCGGGTTCAGTGTCGACCGCCACCAGCTCGGCACCACGGCCACCACCCACACGGCCGCCGACCCGATCTACCGGTGGAAGCCCCCCGGCCTCATCCGGTCCCTCTCCATCGCCGAATCCATCGTCACCCTCCAACAAGAACTCGCCGCCTACGGGCGCACCGTGGGGTCGGGGGACAACGCCCGCGAAGCGTCAGGGGCGGGGCTTGAGGATCTCCGCACCCGTGCCTTGAACACGTTCGGTCGCCAAGCCCGGGTCGGGGCGATCTGATGGCGGGCTCCAACATCACCGTGAAGATGACGGGCCCACTGTTCGAGGGCCGAGCAGAGTCCGTCGTCCGGGCGTTCCTCGATGACGCCAAGAACACGATCGCCGACGAGGGCCTCAGGTTGATGCACCAGTCCGCCGGTGTGTTCCAGAACCCATCCGGCTACTGGGAATCGCGGCTGGTCTCGAACCGGGCCGGTGACGACAGGGTGATAGAGGACCCGGTCATCTACAACGCCTGGCTGGAAGGCGTCTCCAGCCGCAACGCCGCCAGCAGGTTCAAGGGCTACCGGATCTGGCGGCGTTCCGCCCAATACCTGCAGGGCCGGGCCGGGGTACTCGCGGCGCAGGCACTGGCCCGGCACATCAGGGAACTCGGCTGATGGACACGAAGCCCATCGTCGAGGCCGCACGGTCCCATGCCATGACCCTGGGGATCTTCTCCACGACCCCCACCCACGAACCGAAATCCGCACCCGGGCCGGGCCTGACGCTCGCGATCTGGGCGCAGGACATTCGGCCCATTCCCGCCCGGTCCGGGCTCGCCTCGACGTCGGCGCTGTTGACACTGAACGAGCGGATCTACAGCTCGATGATGGCGGAGCCGCAGGACGAGATTGACCCGGAGATCATCGCCGCGGTCGACACCCTGTTCGCTTCGTACTCCGCTGATTTCGACCTGGGTGGCGTCGTCGCGGAGGTTGATCTGCTCGGCCAGTACGGGGAACCGATGAACGCCCGGGCCGGCTACCTCGAACAGGACCGGCGTGTCTTCCGGGTGATGACGATCGCCCTCCCACTCGTCATCAACGACGCGTGGCCCCAGAGCCCGTAGGAGGCAAGAGACGTGACCAAGACCGCAGGCATGGGGGATCAGCTCTATGTGGGTGGCGTGGACGTGTCCGGCGACACGATGGCCATCGGCGACATCGGCGGCGGCCCCGTGCTGTGGGAGGTGCCGGGCATCAGCGCCCAGGCACAGGAACGCATCGGCCTCCACCGGGATGGCCGCATGAACCTGACCTCGTACTTCAACCCGGCGGTCGGCGCCGCGCACAAGACGTGGTCCCCGTTGCCGACAGCGAACGTCGGGCTCATGTACTGCCGTGGCTCGGCGATCGGCGGTGAGTCCGCCAACCTGATCGGCAAGCAGGTCAACTACGACGCGACCCGGGCCAACGACGGGGCGCTCACGTTCGGGGTGCAGGCCGCCGGCAACGGCTTCGGGCTCGAATGGACCACGCAGCTCACCCCGGGCCAGGTGTTGATCGGCGGGGCGGGCGCCCAGGCCGGTGTCGACTTCACGGCGGCAACGAGCTTCGGGTTGCAGGCCTACCTGCAGGTGCTGCTGTTCACCGGCACCAGCGCGACGGTCGCTATCCAGGACTTCACCGCCGACACCCCCGGCTCCTACACGGACATCACGGGCGCCGTCTTCGCGCCGGCTACCGCGATCGGCACGCAACGGATCCAGACGACCCGCACCCAGACGGTGCGCCGCTGGTGCCGGGTCAACGTCACAGGCACGTTCACGGCGCTGCTGTTCGCCGTCGGCATCGCCAAGAACCTGAGCCAGACCGACTTCTGATGGGCGAGCCCTTCCGTGTCGAGCCCGCCGGCCCGGCGGCCGCCTACCAGACGTACAGGGTGGACACGCCGAGCGATGTGACGATCGTGGCGACCTGCCAGCAGGTTGGCTGCGACCACTGGCGCAACGGGTGGGACACGATCGTCGATGAGGCCACGGTCATCGGCGCCAACCAGGCCGGGTTCATCCGCCGCGGGGGCACCGGACGCACCTTCCGGGAGTTGGGCCGCAACACCGAGGGCATGACCGTGTTCCGGTTCGGCCCCTACCAGCGTTGTTTCGCTGACCATCGCACCAGACCGCAGCAGTTGCTGGTCGTGTCCGGTGACTGGCGCCAGTACCGGGGTGTGATCCGTGAGCACGTCAACGGGGCGGACTTCATGGAGGACGTCACCTCAACCTGCGCCCAAGTCTGGGACAGGGTCAACAAGGGTTAATGAAAGGAACTGACAATGGCAAAGACGTCAGGTGTCGGGATTACCACGTTGTCGATCGATGACAGCGCCGGCACACCACGCGACATCCGCACCGACATCAACAGCTTCGACCTGGCCACCCCCCGAGGGGTCCAGGACACGACCGGCCTCGACGTCTCCGGCATGGAACGCCTCCTGCTCCTGGCCGACGCCTCCATCAGCATCAAGGGCGTGTTCGACCCGGCCGCCAACCTGGCCCACTCCGTGTTCCGTACGGTCCCATCAACGTCGGTGCAGCGCACCGTGTCGTTCGCGCACGCTGCGCAGACGCTGGCCATGGAGATGGTCTTCTCCGACTACGCCATGGCCCGCGGCCAGAACGCCGAACTCACCTACACGGCACCCGGCGCCCTCGCCAACGGCGCCGTTCCGACCTGGGCATAGGGGATGGGCTACAAGATCCCCAACACCGGCCGCGTCTACCACCTGCAGTTCGCCGACGAGGACATGGCCGGCCTGGAGATCACAGTCCGGGCCATCCCCATCGGCCGCTACGAGGCCTCCGAGGACGGCGACAACGTCCTTGAGGTGTTCGCCGAGTCGCTGGTGTCATGGAACGTGGAGGACGCCGAGGACCGGCCCGTCCCGGCCACGATCGAGGGCATCAAACTGTGCGACACCGCCTGGCTCGTCCAGCGGGTGCTCCCACAGTGGCGGCGCACGATCCTGGGTTACAACGACCCTTTGGTCGTGAGCTCCAACGGTGGGCAGCCGTCGGGGCCGGTACCGCTGCCGATGGCACCCCCGTCACCAAACCCCGAGAACTGACCGAAGCCGAAACGATGCTGGGCCTGCTGCGCCAGTTCAGCGGCTACACCCTCACGTCGCTACGTGAGGAATCCACCGACCTTCTGCGGCTCGTGAACATCGAGGGCCAGGGGCGGCGCGAGGCGAACTGATGGGCGGCGGCAACGAAGTCACGATCGTCGTCAAGACCCAGGACCAGTCGTCCCAGGGCCTGAAGTCGGCGCAGGGGTCGGTCAAGGGGCTCGGTTCTTCGATCGACCAGTTCGCGGGCGGCGCGGTCAAGGCGCTGGCTGGCGCGTTCGCGGTCAACAAGATCAAGGCCTTCGCCGGTGAGATGGTCTCGATGTCGGCGCAGATGACGACATGGAACCTCAAGACGAAGACGGTGTTCGAGGGTTCGGCCGACGATGTCGAGCAGTGGGCTGACAAGAACGCCGCGAACTTCGGGCTGACGGGCGAGCATCTGGCCGGGCTCGGCGCCTCGTTCGGTGACCTGCTCAAGCCCATGGGGTTCACGGCCGAGCAGACCGCCAAGATGACCGAGGAGACGGTCGGTCTCGCCGGTGCCCTGTCGGAATGGACCGGTGGGCAGCGTTCCGCTGAGGAGGTGACCGGGATCCTGGCGAAGGGCATCCTGGGGCAGCGCCGGGCGTTGAAGGAACTGGGCATCTCGATCAACGAGACCGATGTCCAGCAGAAGCTCATGGCCAAGGGGCAGCAGAACCTGACCGGGGCGGCACTGGCCCAGGCGAAGGCGCTGGCGACCCAGGAGCTGATCTTCGAGCGGTCCAAGGACGCCCAGAAGGCGTACGCCTCGGGTGGCAACGAGGCGTTGCGGGCCAACAACCAGTTGAAGGCGTCGATCGAGCAGGTCAAGGAGTCGATGGCGGAGAAGCTGGGGCCTGCCCTGGCCGGCGCGTCGAAACTTCTGGCTGGTGTGCTGGCGAACAGCAAGGCCACCGCAGTGTTGGGGTTCGCAGTGATGGGGTCGGCTGCTGCGGTCGCGGCCCCGAAGGTCGTGGCGCTGGCAACCTCGGTGAAGGCCGGGGCGTTGCAGCTCGCCGGTTTGGCTGCTGAGGCCGGGCCCGTTGGCATCCTGGTCGGCTCCCTGTACGCGCTGAGCGTTGCCTTCGATGGGTTCGGGAAGGTTACGGCCGATGTCCATGGCCTGACCGCCGCCCTCGCCGACTACGGGGCACAGCAGAAGGTCAGCGGCGAGCTGACGAAGATCGCCGGCAAGGACTTCGGCAAACTCCACGACGCCTTCAACGAGATCTTTGATGATTCAAACATCATGAAGGCCGGCCACCTCAGCAGCCAGGTTGGGGATGCTGTCCTCGGTTTCAACAAGGTGTCCACCCACCTGGACCAGGCCCGGGAACGAATCGATGCCGTTGACAAGGCGCTCGCCAAGCTCGCCGAACGCAACCCGAAAGCCGCAGCCGCCGCGTTCGAGGAGATCACCAACAAGCTCGGATCCCAAGGCACCAAAGCCAGCGACGTCAAAAGCAAGTTCGACGACTACGGCAAGGCCCTCAAGAACGCCGGCGACGAGACGAAGATCACCAAGGGCGGCACCGACGCCCTCAACCAGTCGCTGACCGACCAGTCCGGCGCAGCAGAGGAAGCGAAGTCGGCGTTAGAGGAATGGGCCGACGCCCAGACAGCCATGTTCGACCCCCTGTTCGGGGCCGTCGACGCCATGGACAAGAACGCCGAAGCCCAGAACAAGGTGCTGCAAGCGAACCTCAAAGTCACCCAAGCCGAACATGCCCTCACCGACGCCCAACGCCAGCACGGCAAGGGCAGCAAGGAGGTCGCCCAAGCCGGCCTGGACCTGATGGACGCCCAGCACGGCCTGGTCGGCGCCAACGAGGACGCCACGAAATCGGCGCTCGACGTCTACAAGGCAATGGGCAAACTCAAGACCGGTGTCGAGGAAGGCACCGTCCCGCTTGAGGATGCCAAAGCCTCCTTGAACCGTTGGGTCCGTGCCGGGTTAATCACCGAGGGACAGGCCCGCCAGGTCGCCGGCCAGTTCGCGCAGGTCACGAAACAAGCCGACCACTTGGCGAAGATGAAGGACCCGAAGGTCAAGATCCAAACGAACGCGGTGCAAGCCCGGGAAGGGCTCGATTCGGTCACCCGGGCCGTCAATTCCATTCCCCGGCTGGTGCCCATCAGGATCTCAGTGTTCGGTGCCTCAACCGCCGACCTTCAGGTCTTGGCGCACGCCGGGCCGTCCCGTGCATACGCCCACGGTGGCATCACCGGCGCCGCTGTCGGCGGACCCCGGGGTGGGTGGATCATGGCCGGCGAGAACGGCCCCGAACTCATCAACCTGGCACCCGGCGCCCAAGTGCACTCGGCACCCGACACCCAAGGCATCCTGGCCGGCGGCGGCGGCGCCGATGTGGTCGTGTCGTTCGAGCGGACCGGTGACCAACTGATCGACTCGATCATGGACGCGATGCGGATCCGGATCCGGAAACGCTACGGCGGCGACCCGACCGCAGCATTGAAGTACGGCCGGTGAGCAACTTCCCCGGCCACCTCGAGGCGGCATTCACGGCCGACAAGACCGCGGCCCCGACCTCGTGGACATGGACGGACCTGTCCGGCCGCACCGAGGCCAAGGAATTCGCGATCACCCGTGGCCGCCGCTCGGGTGCTACCGGCAGCCCCGAACCAACATCCGCGTCGATCGTCCTGGCCGCAGAGACCGCCGCAGGGAACGACTCGCTCGTAGCCCGCAAAGCCACCTCGATCTACTACCCCAACGTCCGCAAAGGGCTGCCGCTCCGCTACTACCAGAACAAGGGCGCCCGCTACCTCAACCTCACCGGCGCCGCCGGCAGCCGGGCCTCCACCCCCGACGCCGCATCGCTCGACATCACCGG